TAATTGCACTTAATAAATGTTCAAAAGGGTCTCTAATGACAAAAAATGTTTTTCCTGTATAAGAATATATGTTATAAATTTTAACAAATTCGGGACCAATAGGTAAATTCTTAAAGAAAGATAAACCATTATCATCCTTTAATTCCTTAATTGTACGATGTCCACACCTTAGAAACGAAATAATTCTTTTATCCTCTCTTTGATAAACTTGAACTCCGTGATACATATGAATTTTATTTATTAGTTCTATCCCATTTAGCTTTTCTGGCGTCCGGTGATAAATGATGACTTTCGTCTATAGTATGTTTTATCTCTACCCTAATACATGTTTGTGGTGTTTTACAATTCTTAAAATAATTGTTAATATAACCCATCATATTTGCACTACCGATTGGATTTGCTGAGTGAACATACATCTGAGGTAACGGTATGTTTTTTGACATACTTTCACTAACTAAAAATCTACAACAATCATATCCCGTTTTTTCATCGACTATGTTGTTATAATCTAATTTATAGTTATTTTTTACGTTAGTGTAATACTCAACCATAGATTGCTCACCCAAATCATGATCTAAAGAAATCACATCGAAATTTTCTAATCCGTGAAATTTAATAATTGACACAAACTCCTCGTAATTACGTGCAATAATCCAATCACTATCCAATGGAGTTCTAACGTCGTCTAAGTATAATCTTTTCTTATTAATTTTCATCTTTCTTAAATGGTTTTGAATATGTTGGTTTAACTATTTTCCAAATTATGTCGTCAACTTTTTCATTGTTTCCGTTCCACATTGCGAACATAATTGCGTGTAAAACTTCTTGTTGTTTCATCACAAATTCCGCAAATTCTTTTTTGGATGGTTCGGGGTCCCTGTCGTTGAATTTCCCATATCTAAAACCATCATGTAATTTTCCTGCGGTTTCTCTTAATTGGAAACATGCATATTTTAAATCTCTAATTGTTGTTTTAACCCAATCGTTAAATTCATCGGGAACTTTTTCAAGTAATTCATCAAATGATTTATTATCTTTCAAGTATTCCCATATGTCACGATTAGATATGTTAGTAAGAATTTTATGAAGTCTAACATATTCATCTCCTTTGATTTTCATACGAAAACCATTCTTAAATTTAATTACATATCCCTCTCTATCTTTTGATATTTCTTCTTTTAATAAGTCATATGTTTCACCCCAAGTTTTATATGTTGTTACAATTTCAAATCCACTGTCTTGTAACCAAAATAATGAACTGTCAGGGACTTCCTCACCAGTATCGGTATGAATAGCGCCAAGGACAACTAATTTTTCTTCTCCTTTATAATCAACCACAATTCTATTTTCAGGATAAATAATCTCAAACAAATATGTGTTGTCTTTTCTTAATGCACTAATATCGTGTCTATCAAGTATTTCTTTTCCTTTAATTGCTTGTGGTGATGTAAACGAACCTCGAGTTGCTAATATCCATTCACCTTTTGTTTTTGGTGTTGGGTCATAATATGGATTATCGTAATCAGGTAAATTGTTAGGGTCAAAGAACCTTTCCATACCCGTTTCATAATTGTTATTAAACCATATGTTATATCTTATCTCTTCACTTAATTCATATTTGTAATAAAAGAGAATACCTAACGAACCATCCATTTTTTCATAGACAACATAATCTTCATTAGGAATATCTTCTGGTTTATGTTCCTCGTAGTTAAAAAATTTCTTAAATGGTCTTGCAACAATATCACCTTTTGAGTTGGTTACCAATCCACGACATTGCAAAGTAATCTCATCCCATAATCTTTCGTACTGAACTTTTGGGGAATAATTCCAAATAGTTAAATCAAGAGTTGGGTGGGTCTGTTTATGTAACAAACCATCTTTGTGATATTTCTCTAAGATTTCTAACACTATTTTATTGTTTTATGAACACCAATGGTTAAAGTCCATTTTAACCAAGTAAACGAAAAATATAAACCGTGTATACCATCTCTAAACAATCTACTATGAACATGGGGAGAATGAGCATCAAAATAAAAATCCAAAACTGGAAGTAAATGAATTGCCCATTTTTCAACACCTAAGTTTATATAAAGTTTCATTTTATAGTTTGATTTCAAATCTTTTTGTCATTTGACTTATTTTTTCATCCGGAACATTATGAATGTTCTTGTTACCATGTCTATTCTCCACAATCACACAGTGTGTTCTGTAGTTATATCTTTCCGCCATTATAAAATATGGTTCCATTTCCCACTCTTGGGTAAATGTGTTAGCAACAACAATTTTAGAAAATTGATTTCTCATTCTTTCGGCACATTTTACTTGGCATTCATTATGAGCTTCTTTTAATTTTGTCGCATCAAAAACATAATCACTTTTTTCATTAATAAAAAAATTGTCTGCAGATAAAACATCTTGAATGTTTGATTGAATATTAAAAAGAATAATATTACCCAAAGTAGTTTTTCCACTACCTGGTACTCCTCTTAAAAGTATTAAATCACCGACGTATTCTTTTTCCATTTTTTTTAATTTTAAAAAATGAGGCCGGTATTACCCGGCCAAATTTTTATTTTACTTCTTCTACTAAAGGTTTTTTTAAACCATCATCAGTAGTTGTTGTGTTTGCACCATCAGAAGTAATTTCTGCGGTTGTTGAGTCTGTTGCCGCTACCGCGGTAGAATCTAAATTAACCGACGTAGAGTCTGTTGTTTCAGTTGTGGTTGACCTTGAACCACATGCCGTTAATGCTAACATAGCACCAATAGCGAAAATAAATGTATATTTTTTCATATAAGTAAATATACAAAGATTTTCTGTTATAATCAAATATTAATAAAAAAAAACCCCAACAAGGTGTCGGGGTTTAAGGTCTTTCGGTGAGTTCAACCCCACTTACTTATGAAAAAAAACGAAAAGGTAATCGACAAAGAGAACCTATGAGAATATAAATATATATAATTTATTAAAAAACAAAATATTTATAACATTTTTTTCACAATATTTAATTTTTCGTCTTTATATTTTAAGATAAACTGTTGATCCTCAATAATGTTACCTTTTAAAATTTCTTCACTAAGAAAATCCTCACATAGGTTTTGTATAATTCTCTTAATTGGACGAGCTCCGTATTCTTCTTGAACATTAAGTTCAAAAATTCTACTGATTACCGTTTTATCAAATGAAACCTTGTAGTTCTTATCTTTAAGTCTATTAACAAGTTTACCAACCTCAATATTAATAATCTTCTTAAGAACGTCTTCTGTTAATGAATTGAATAGAATAATATCGTCAATACGATTTAAAAACTCGGGATTAAATTGTTGTTTTAATGACTTTTGAATCATTGATTTTTTAACCTCATATGTTTGTTCATCCGTACCTTTTGTGTTAAATCCAACACCCGCACCAAACTCAGATACTCTCTTTGCACCAACATTTGATGTCATAATAATAATTGTATTGGTAAAATTAACCTTACGACCAAACGAATCGGTTAAATGACCTTCATCTAAAATTTGAAGTAGGATATTGAACACATCTTTATGTGCCTTTTCAACCTCATCAAATAAAATGACAGAGAAAGGGTTATTCTTAACCTTTTCAGTTAATTGACCACCTTCATCATAACCAACATAACCCGGAGGGGAACCGATTAATTTTGAAACATTGTGTTTTTCCATGAATTCACTCATATCTACACGAATGATTTTTTCGGGGTCACCAAATAAAATTTCCGCAATTGATTTTGCTAAAAACGTTTTACCGACACCAGTGGAACCAATAAAGATAAATGAACCGATTGGTTTATTTGCATCTTTAATACCAACACGATTACGTCTAATTGATTTAGATATGGTAGTAATCGCTTCAGTTTGACCAATTACTTTTGCTGACAGAGTTTCTTCTAACTTAAGTAATTTTTCTGTCTCTTTGGAATCAAGTTTAGTAATTGGTACTCCAGTCATGTCCGTTACAATGTTATAAACATCGTCAACACTTACCGGTGTTTTATTATCTTTTTGTTTTTCAGACCATTTGTTTTTTTCCTCCTCAAGCTTATTAATAACTTTTTTCTCTTGGTCCCTTAACTTGGCCGCCTGTTCGTAATTTTGATTTTTTACGACCAATAATTTCTTTTCCTTAATTTCATCCACTTCTTTTTTTAATTTTTCAATAGATTCGGGTATTCTTGAAATTACTCTTTTTTCTGACCCTAATTCATCTAACACGTCAATCGCCTTGTCTGGAAATTGTCTATCGGTAATATATCTTGAGGAAAGTTTAACAATGGTGTCAATAACCCCCTCTTCATATTTTACTTTATGAAATTCTTCGTATGATGGAACAAGATTTTTTAAAATCTCAATAGTCTCTGATTGTGTTGGTTCCCTCAACAATACCTTTTGAAAACGTCTAACAAGTGCTGCGTCTTTCTCAATATGTTTTTTAAATTCATCTAATGTGGTTGCTCCAATACATTGTATTTCACCTCTTGCCAATGCTGGTTTTAATATATTTGCAGCATCCATTGAACCACTCGCATTACCCGCGCCGACCATGGTATGTAATTCATCAATAAAAATAATTACGTTTGGGGATTCCTGTAATTCGTTTAAAATTGCTTTAATTCTCTCCTCAAATTGTCCTCGGTATTTTGTACCCGCAACAAGAGAAGTTAAATCTAAAGACATGACTCTTTTATCTAAAAGACTTGTGGGACACTCACCCTTGTAAATCATTAACGCTAATTTTTCAACCAACGCCGATTTACCAACACCCGCATCTCCAACGATGACGGCATTGTTTTTCTTCTTTCTAGAAAGAATTTGAGCGATTCTTTTTATTTCTTTATCTCTACCAACAACCGGGTCAATTTTACCTTCTTCGGCCATCTTTACAAGATCTCTTGAGAAGTTATCTAAAATCGGTGTCGTAGAACCTCTTTTTACCTTTTTAGGATTTGTGGTTGGACCGTCTTCAAAAAAATCTACAGACATATTTTATAAGTTTAGTTTACAATACAAATATAACACATTTCATTCTAAAAAACAAACAAAAGACAAAATGTCTAAAAAAATGTCTAACGAATGTCTAAATGTCAGTTTTAGACATTTGGTAAAGAATTTGTAAATAAATGTAAAAAAACTAATATAATATGATTACATTATTTAAAGACCCATTTTTACAAGGTTTTGAAAGTGCGTTTGACACATCAAAATTCTTAAAGACACCAGAAACTAAAGTGTCTAAAAACGAAACTGAATATAAGGTTTCGATAAGTGTCCCTGGTTTAACCAAGGAGGATTTAAAAATTTCCACTAAAGATGGAATTTTAAGAATTTCATTTGAGAAGGATGAAAAAGATGAAAGAAACCATTTTATCACTTCTTTCGTTAAATCTTACAACATTCCTGACGATGTAAAAGAAAAAGACATTGTTGGTAAGGTTGAAAATGGAATTCTTGAATTAACATTACCGATTGATAAGAAAAAGTCAATCGAGAGGTTAATATCCCTTAATTAAATTAAACCCCGTCTTTACGGGGTTTTTTTATATTTATAACAAAGAGATATCATGAATAAGAATTTAATGAAACGTAATCATATTGAAAAAGCCAATATTATGTTACAACAAAGAACCGATGGTGAGTCATTACGTAATAAATTTAATGAACCTGAAATTAAGAGTACCGCCAGAAAAGATTATCTTAATGACAAGTTATTGAGTCAATTAAAAAAGAAATTTTAACATGACCCCCCGAGAAATCGGGGTTTTTTATTTGGGTTATTTTTCTTATATTATATCATAAAATATTTATTATTATGGGTATCATATCAGAAAAAATCGACGGAACCACGATTGAGGTTACAATTCAATCATCCAACCTTAAAATGGCATCTTATAACACAGAAACCGAAGACTTAACCATTACTTTCAACAATGGCAGTATTTATGTATATAATAAAGTCCCTTGGAATAAGTTTACTAAGTTTAGAATGTCCGAATCCCAAGGAAAATACTTCAACGAAAATATCGGTAGAAGTCATAAGTATACTAAAGTATCATGAGTTTATTTGAAGAATTGATTGAAGATAGACAGGAGGATGAGAAGATTGTAAAATCGTTCGAACCTAAAGATTCGCTTTCTGACCAAATATTTGAGGGTTTAGATGGTAAATTTTCTATGCGTGATGATATTAGAAAAAGATTAATTGAAATTTCAAATGATTTTATTGAATCTTTTGGGGTTGAGTTTTTTATTCACGATATTGTTCTTACTGGATCACTATCAAATTATAATTGGTCACAATATTCGGATGTTGATTTACATATTATAATTGATTTTGATGAAACCGAATATCCTATGGATTTAGTTAAAGAATTTTTTGATGCAAAGGAGAGGGTTTGGAATGAAAAACATGAGATAAAAATAAAAGGTTTCGATGTTGAAGTATACGTACAGGATTTAAAACAAGAACATGTTTCATCCGGAGTCTATTCAATATTAAACAATAAATGGTTAGTTGAACCAGAAAGAAATAAACCAAATATTGACGATAGAATGATTCTACAAAAGGGAGAACACTACGCCAAACAAATTGATTCATTAATTAAAAAATCGAGTAAAATTAACGTTTTACCGATGATTGATGAGTTGAGGAAAAAAATAAAAACTTTCAGACAAAGTGGTTTAGAGCAAGGAGGTGAGTATTCATATGAAAACCTAACCTTCAAATTACTGAGAAGAAATGGATACTTTGGAAAATTATTAAAACTAAAAAAGGACATAACAGATAAGAAATTGTCCATAACACAATAATTATACCTATTTTTTTCTATATATCTATGTATTTATAGGATAAGAATAAGTATATTTTAACAATTTATAAAATGGCAGATTTAAAACCACTTGGTAGTGAAAAACTTAACGGAGATGACAAATTAAAAAGAATCTTAGAGTTAACCTACTTCAATGACAAAAATAAAAAGTCTTCTTCTGTAAAACCAGAATTAGTGAAGGAATCTAAAACCGGAGGTGTATATGGTATCGTTAAAGAAAAAGACGGATACTATGTAAAAAGAGGGTTGAACGAATCGTCACTCGATTATATCGGTGGTATGTTCATGAAGAATAAAAATAGATTTTCTTCATATGCAGACGCATACAAAAGACTCGATTTTATTAAAGGTCAAGAGGAATTACAAGAGGCAACAAAATATGTCTTAAAACAAAACAAACCTCAGGAAGAGGCACCAATGCCAGAACCATCTATGGATTTACCTCCATCACCTGAAGCTGACGCTTCGGGAGATATGGGAGCACTAATGGGAGACACAACAGCACCTTCGGATGATGCTGCAGCACCTGTAGATGATATGGGTGGTGAAAATGTTGCCACAGATGATGAGGCGGGAAAACGTTCATCATACATGGCGGAAGCTCAGAAGTTTGCCGGTAAATTAGGTCAAGAACTAAGAGATTTACAGGATAAAATGGAAAGTGATGATATTAAGTACATTTTAAATATGGTTATTTCTGCGGTTAAATTAGACAATTTAGACGATGAAGATATTGAAGAAATAGGAAAGAAATTCGAAAGAGATGAGGATGAAATGGGGTCAGAAGAACCATCTATAGAAGATGAAGTTCCTTCTGAAGAGCCGGCGGTAGAACCTGAATCTGAAATGAACGAGTATGACTCGATGGATGCTTTAGAAGCTTTTATCAACAATCCAATTGAACCGAATGAACCGAATGAAATTGATTTATCAAAATATTCACAATTGGGTAGTGTACGAGAGGAAGACGAATTAAAGGAATTAGATTTAGAAGAAATAAAAAACGATATAAATCAAGCAATTGGTGAAAGATTAAGTAAATATTTTAGCTAAAATGAATCTAATTTATGTCAATGAAATTGGTTCCGATTATAAAGGTCAGAAACAATATGAATTTATTTTTAGTGATTCATCCGAAATTGACATAGATGAGTGGTTTGTAATTCCATCTTCGGCGACATCAAAAACAAAATCGCCAGATATTGAATATGTTAAATTGGTGGGTCTTTTAAAGAATACCGATTTAGATTTAGAATTAATTCAAAACTCCGATTATTTCGGAGTTATTGATGCTGTAGATGGTGTGATTGCATTAGCATGGGAAAAGTTTGATATTGAAGTGGAGGTTAGTAGACTAACCTTTAAATTTGGGGAGTCGATGGAAAATGTTACAAAAAAATTAAAACAAAGAAGTTACATTCTTTTAAAAGAAGAAATAAAATTCAAAAACGTATGAAAAGGTCAACATTAGTAGATAATTTAATCAAGGAAGGGATGTCAGAAAAGACATTAGTTAGGTTTACGGATAAACAACTTTCTGATTTACATGAAAGAATTGTAACAACTACACAAGCTATGGCATCTAATCCTGAAATTCAGAAATTAGCAGATGACCCAAATAAAACTGTTGAGGTTAAAGAAACCTTGAAAGGTGGTCAAAAGAAATTAGACAAAAACCACAATGGTAAAATTGATGGTCAGGATTTTAAAATATTGAAGGGTCAAAAACAATCAGAAGTAAAAGAGGCAGATTACAAAAAAGAACCTAAAATTTCGAGAAAAGATTGGAAACATTTTAACGCAGATGGAGAAGAATTAAAAAATGAGCCTAGAATGAAAGGTGGTTATTCAATAGATAATGAAGGAAAACGTCATGAATCAAGAGGAAATCAAGAAGTAAAAAAACCATCAGAAGTAAAAGAATGGGTGGAGAAATTAGTGGAAAATAAGTATCATAGTTTCACATCTAAAAATGAAATTATGGAATTAATAAGTTTCAAACTTAATGAATCGGATACAATGGTTCAACATGGTTCTAAGGTTAAAAAAGGTCGCAATGGTGTTCCTGAATTCATGACTTATGATTCAATTGTTGACGCCGCGGAACCTAAAACCGCACCAACAACAAAACCATCACCAACAAGGGAACCGGGTACAAAACCAACACCAAACAAAGATCCAAGAAAAACACCGTTTAGACCAGGACCTGGACCAAATCCAAAACCTAAAGCTTTAAAAGAAAATAAAAAAAGTAAATAAAATGTCATTTACAAAGAAAAAATTGTTATATTTAATCAAAGAAAATTTGAAAGAGATGGCAATGGATTTTGATACACAGGACAGACCTGACCAAGGATTACAAGATAAGTTGTCTCAAGGAGATACTCCATTGAAAAAAGTTCCTTTACCAAATACTGGCGATGAACCAAATAAGAATTTTCAGGAATTATTAGCATCTGAGAGATACAAAGAGGTCGTTCAAAGAGTTAGACAATATACGGGTGATAATACAACATTAAGTGGAAGTCAAGGGATTATGCCATTGGCTCAAACAATGATGAACGCACACAATCAAATTGTTAGAACTGAAAGTCAATATCGAGAACAATTAGAATCGTTGGCGATTGAATTGGTAATGAAAGAAATGGGATTAGAAGAAGGAGATGTTCAGTTTGATGCAAAAATTATCGGTGTTGGTGAAATAAGTACTGATGATTTTAATAGAGAGCCAGAACAAGGAGGTGAAGAACAAGAATCTCAACAAGAAGTAAGTATTGAACAAGATTTATTTAATGAATTAGAAACGTTAAGTTTAGAAAAAGCAAAAAGACGTTTAGTAAATGCGATGATACAGGGAGCTTCTAAAAAAGGTCACTACATGTATCATTATGTTGCTGAAAAAATTAGACAAATTACAGGTTCTGAAAACTTAGTAAATCAATATGGTGTTTTAATGTCAATTAACGATTCTCTATATTGGCAGTTAAGTGATGAGACCATGCAAATGATGATGGGTGGAGGAGAAGGAGAACCTCAAATTGGAGGTAAAGAAAGTGTGGATAGAGAAACCGACCCACCAACAATCGTCGCTAGAGGTGTTAACTTTCCAATATTAGTTCATGAATTAATTAAAGGGGTCATGGAACTATTGGCAATTCAAGGTAGACCGAAAGACGAAGAAGGTAATGAAGAAGATTTTACCGATATTGAAGATAGTGAAGATACTTTAGAAAAGGAAATGTGGGATTTAAGATTAGGTCCTGCAATTTGGGAAAGAGTTAGAAGACAATTTCCTGAAGAAGTATTAGTTGATGAGGAAAAATATAAAATTCAATTATTATTATTTTCACACATTATTCAAAAACCAGCTAAGGAGTTTTTAATATTAATGAAAGAAATTCTTTCGGGTTCACAAAATGGTAAAAATTTAATGGGTTTGTTATATAGAGCAATTGAACAAGAAATACAGGATTACGATTACACAGAAACAATGAATAAGTTCGATGATGAGTTAAACAACATCAGTGATGAAACTGACGACGATGATTTTGATGACTTTTTAAGTGGTTTGAATATACGTAGACCAGACGGAGAATAATATAAAGGAGGTTTTTTAACCTCCTTTTTTGTATTTATACATATATGAATTCTAAATTAGAACAATTAAAAGAGTATGCGAAGATAATGAAAGACGTTCCTTACGCATTAAGGACTTATCTTCAAACCTATGACAATACTCAGAAAAAATACGTTCCGTTAGAGTTATTTCCTGACCAAATTCAGTTAATACATGACTACCAAACGTATAATGAAAACATTACAAGAAAATATAGACAGGCCGGAGTTACAACAGTTACCGCGGCGTGGATTTCTCATAAACTACAAACAGCAAAGGCCACGGAACCAGAGAGAGTTCTATTAATAGCTAATAAGAAAGATACCGCAGTGGAGATGGCGAATAAAGTTCGTCATTTTATGGAACAATGGCCTGATTGGATTAATGTTGGGTTCTCACCTGATAAAAATTCTGAAAGTAGATTTAAGTTAAATAATGGTTGTGAAGTAAAGGCTGTGGCAACATCAGCAGATGCTTTACGTGGTTATACACCCACAATACTTGTATTTGATGAGGCAGCTTATATTGAGGCTGGTGACGATTTTTGGGCGGCATCTATGGCCTCTCTATCTACAGGTGGTAAGATTATTCTTGTATCAACACCAAATGGTTATGACCCTATCTATTATGGTGTTTATGACCAATCATTACGTGGATTGAATGATTTCCATATTACAGATTTAAGATGGTTTAAAGACCCTCGTTATACTAAGGATTTACGTTGGGTTAAATGTCAAGATATTTGCCATTACATGTTAAATAGGGAACTATATGACGATAATGAAGTTGTGTTATATGATTTTAACATGGAAAACCATAAAGATTTAGTAGAATCTGGTTATAAACCATTTTCATCTTGGTTTGAATCCATGTCTAAGAAATTTAAATATGATAGACGTAAAATTTCTCAAGAATTAGAATGTGATTTCTTGGGTTCGGGAGATGGTGTAATTCCAGGAGACATTCAAGAGAATATCGCAAAAAATATGATTCGTGTACCTAAAGAAAAATACATGCAAGGTACGTTTTGGCAGTGGAAAGAACCGATTCAGGGTCATCGCTATATTATGGGTGTTGACGTTAGTAGAGGGGATAGTGAGGACTTTTCAGCAATTAGTATTATTGATTTTGATGAAAGGGAACAAGTTGCTGAGTACATAGGTAAAATACCACCCGATGATTTGGCTTCGGTAGCCTATAAATGGGGTATATTATACGAAGCATTTATTGTTATTGATATAACCGGAGGTATGGGAGTTGCCACATCTAGAAAATTACAAGAAATGAATTATAAGAACTTATATATTGATGGTATTAATACCAAGAACATATGGGAATATAATTCAAAGGCTATGGAAAAAATACCCGGTCTTAGTTTTAATAATAAAAGAACCCAAATTGTTGCGGCATTTGAAGAGCAATTAAGAAAAGGATTTGCGGTGAGGTCAAGTAGATTATTAAATGAACTTAATACGTTTGTTTATTTGAACGGAAGACCGGACCACATGAAAGGGACTCACGATGATGCAATTATGGGATTATCCATGGCATTATATGTTGCTGACATATCTTTTAATCAATTGGAAAAAAATGAAAATGCAAATAAGGCTATGTTGGAATCTTGGACTATGACTGAAAGAACATATGAACCGAATAAGTCGTTTTATTCTTACGGTACGGCGTTCGACCAAATAGGGTCTATGGGTATGGATAACAATCAAATTTATTATCAAAATAACCCATCCAACGTACCAAAAGAGGCATATAAGGAATATTCTTGGTTATTTGGTAAATCGAAAAAGTCTTTTTAATCTAAATAAAAAAGTATATATTCTTAAAGAAAACTATTTATAAACATGGCAGAACAGAATCTAACAGTTTTTCAGAAATTAACAAAAATGTTCGGGTATCCGGGTCAAACAAAAGTTGACAAGACACCATCATTTAATTTCAGTAAAGACGAATTATTAAAAACCGATAGTAAAGAAGAGTATGAAAAGGCAATGTTGCAAGCACAACAAAGTTCTTACATTGCGGATAAATGGACAAAACTTGACCAATCTTTATATAATCAATCAGTATATTATGAACCAAATAGAATATCGGCCTATTATGACTATGAGTCTATGGAGTTCACACCCGAAATTTCTGCCGCTTTAGATATCTATTCTGAAGAATCAACAACAATGTCTGAGAAAGGTCAGATATTAACAATCTATTCCGATTCCGAAAGAATCAAAGGAATATTAGAAGAATTATTTTATGACAAATTAGATATCAATACAAACTTACAAATGTGGACAAGAGGTCTTTGTAAGTATGGTGATGATTTTGTTTATTTGAAAATAGATCCTGAGAAAGGAATTGTTGGTTGTCAACAACTTCCAAATATAGAAATTGAAAGAATTGAAGGAGCGGCGTCAAAACAACCAACTCAAACTAGAGACACTAAAGTACCATCAAGAGAATTAAGATTTAATTGGAAAACTAAAGAGATGGAATTCCAAGCATGGGAAATTGCACACTTTAGATTATTGGGTGACGATAGAAAATTACCTTACGGTACTTCTATGTTAGATAAGATTAGACGTATTTGGAAACAACTTTTACTTGCTGAAGATGCTATGTTAATTTACAGAACATCAAGAGCTCCTGAAAGACGTGTGTTTAAAGTATTTGTGGGTAACATGGACGATAAGGACATTGAACCTTATGTACAACGTGTTGCTAATAAATTTAAAAGAGATCAAATTTCAGACCCTCGTAACGGTCAGGTAGATATGAGATATAATCAGATGGCAGTTGACCAAGATTATTTCATACCCGTTCGTGATCCTGCACAATCAAATCCAATTGAAACATTACCTGGAGCACAAAATTTAGGAGAGATTGCTGACATTGAATATATCCAAAAGAAATTATTAGCGGCATTACGTATACCTAAAGCTTTCTTAGGATTTGAGGAGGTTGTTGGTGAGGGTAAGAGTTTAGCATTAATGGATATTCGTTTTGCTCGTACAATCAATAGAATTCAAAAATCATTAATTCAAGAATTAAATAAAATTGCATTAATACATCTTTACCTAACTGGGATGGAAGATGAATTAAATAATTTTAATTTATCGTTAACGAACCCATCGGCACAATCTGATTTATTACGTATTGAACAATGGAAAGAAAAAATTACTTTATATAAAGACGCAACTTCCGACCAATCTCAAGTAGGTATATTACCTGTTTCACATACATGGGCTAAGAAAAATATTTTAGGTATGAGTGAAGCTGAAGTTATTTTAGATTTACAACAACAAAGACTTGAAAGAGCAATGGGATTTGAATTAACAAATACACAAAATATCATTAAACGTTCTGGTGTCTTCGATGTGGTAGATAAAAAATATGGTATACCTGAAGAAGAGAGGACTAAAGTTGAGGCGGCCGGTGCAGGTGAAGCGCCGGGTGGTGGAATGGATATGGGAGGTGGATCACCACCCCCACCTGAACCGGCAGCGGGAGGAGATGCTCCGTTAAGTGAATCTAAAAAATCAAAAATATTAGGAATGTTGGGTGAAGGAGATGATATATCTCAATTATTTGATATTAATAAAGCACAACAGAATATTTATGAGATAGAAACTAAATTAAACGACATATTAAACGAACAAAAATGAACAAATTCGGGGAATTAAAAAACAAAATGTTAACAAAGTTAACTGAGTCATATACAAAAGAAAATAAGACTGAAGTTAAAGATATATTAAAAACAATTAAAGAAAACAAAGATTTCAAAGAAATGTATTTGTTTTATGAAGAAATTGAAAACAAATATATTGAAGACAAAGAAACCGCAAAACTATATGTTGAAGGATTAAATACATATTTTGGTCAACCAATGGGTAATTGGAATAATTTAAATGTGTTTTGTGAATCTCTACATAATAAATTGGGTAATGTTGAAGTAAAGATTAATGAATTATATGAGTCTTTAGATATCTTATCTGAAAGAGATTCATTATCAAATATTGAAAAAAAGGTTATTGCAAAAAAGAAATTAGTTGAACATTTGACAACTAAGAAAAAAATAACAGAATCAAAGGATACGACTTTAGTTCCTAATGAATCATTATTAAATGCCGTTTTAACAAATAATTTTAACGTATTATATTCTAATACATTGTCAGAATCAGAAAAAGAAGAGTTAAAAAATATTTTATCGATTTCTTACGATGATTTGATTATTAAAAGTAATGAATTACACGAGTCTATTTTAGAAAAAGTTTCAACACTCATAAGTGAATCAAATGATATTGATTTAACTACTAAATTAAATAAGGTAAAAGATGAAGTTAATCAAATGACAACATCTAAGTATAATTACTACAGATTAACTGAATTGAAAAATGGTCTTAACTAAGACCATTTTTCTTTTGTTGAACATATATTGCTTTCAAAACCTCTTTTCTTTTATTCACTGAAGGTTTAACGAACGCCTGTCTTGCTCTTAATTTTTGAACTTGTTTAATTTTTTGAACTTTATGTTTATAAGTTCTAAGGGCACTTTCAAGACTTTTTTCTTTTGTTACGTCAATTATAATCATAATTTATAAATATTCTAAAATATACAAAATATTTTTTGGATTTATAAGTTATTTTATTTATATTTTAATTACACCATAAATAAAATAATATGATGAAATAATGAAAAATGGAAAGTATATCCCATTAGGGACATACCAAGATGTGAAAATCGGTTATGGTACCGTAGATTACAAAAACTTAAAGACAATTTACTTAAAATTAAATTCTTGGTTACAACCAGATAATGAAACGGATGATTTTAATCATACCATTCTTAAATCAAGACGGAAAATAAAAGAAATAATTTATAATTTACAAAATCCACATTTTAAACAACAATCTATTGTTGACTTAGATATAAGAACAAAAGGAATAAAACTTGAAAAAAGGTCTTTCATGAATTTAGAGGTAACTCTATATATTGATAGGCAATTCGATGTTAAATCAAAAGAAGTAAAACATATGGTGAAAACTATTATGGAAAACTTAATAGAAGATGGTTTAAACGATAAAAAGTTGTTCAATTTTTATAAAACTAAAAAATAACTTAGATATTGATGTATTTATAGGAATATTAATTCCATAAATGAAAATATTAGGACCAACGGAGACAGGACACGGAATATTAATTGAATATGACGCCGGTCATGTGTCTCCTGACGACAACAAGAAAATTATATCGGAAATGAAGAATTTGGACTTCTCAGAAGACCTTATTCTTTATGCCGTTTTACAAAAATTCGACACTCCAAATAAAAACGGTAGAATATACCCTGAAAATTTATTAAAGAGAGAAAACGAAAAATACCAAAATCTTATTAAGAAGGGTGGTGCGTTAAACGAATTAAATCACCCTTCATCCTCACTTATCGACTTAGATAGAGTCTCACATTCGGTTCTTGAAACTTATTGGGATGGTAAAATCCTTATGGGTAAAATAAAATTATTTACTTCTCCAGGTTGGAGGAAGATGGGTATTGTATCTACCAAAGGTGATCAAGCTGCAATGTTAATTATGAATGGTGCAACATTGGGTATCTCCTCTCGTGGTGTTGGTTCACTTAAAAATGTAAAAGGACAAAATATTGTTCAAGAGGACTTTGAATTAGTGTGTTTTGATTTAGTATCATCACCATCAACACCAGGTGCTTACATTTTTAGTGACCCTTCAGAAAGAGAACAATATCAAGAGGAGGAGACAAAAAAACCAACACTAGACAATAGAATGGCTAAACTAATGGGTAATTTGGATAGTTTTTTATCCAAATAATCAATTTTATTGGTGTAGTTATATTGAAAAAAGTAAATTTTTCATAAAATCAAAGTATTTATAAGATAATAAAAACAAAAATTTCACAATGAACGAAAAATCAATTTTAGAAAATGCGTTACTTCAAGTACAAACTCTTGAAGAGGCCGTGAAGCAAAATGCAAAAGGTATACTTGCGTCAACAATGAAGCAAGAACTAAACGATTTGCTTAAAGAATCATTGGAAGAAGAGGAAGAGGAAGTAAAAGACACTGAAATGTCTGAACAACCCGATTCTGAAGAAGAGGAAACAGATGATATGTCAGATGATGAGGCGAACGCCGACGATTCTGAAAATGTAGATGACCTCGATAACGAAGACCCAACTAAAGGAATCGATTCTTTAGATTCTGAAGAAGGTGGTGAGGAATTACCAGCATCTGACGAATCAGGAGAAGATAATCCATCTTTAGACGACGAACTATCATTAGATGGTGAAGAGTCAACGGATGACGAAGATGACTTTATGGACATGACAGGAGCGTCTGACGATGAAGTATTGAAAGTTTTCAAAGCAATGAAACCAGAAGATGGTATCGTAGTTAAGAAAGACGGAGAGAACATTGAATTCACTACTGATCAGGACGAATATATCATCAAACTTGATGGTGAAGAAGAAACTGAGGTTGAAGATGAAATGGGTGATATGGACGAAATGTCTATGGATTCTATGGATTCTGACATGGCTGAAGAAGAAACTCTTTACGAAATCGAATTCGAAGAAGAAGAGGAAGAAGAATCTAAAGATAGTGAAATGTCTGAAGAGGAAGAAGAATCTGACGTTAAGAAAGTTGAGGCAACAGAAGCAGCAAGAACTAAATCAAACCCTCATGGAAATAAGGGTGGTGCTAATAGAGCTGGATTACCTAGTAAGAAAACTTATAAAGCGGGTTCTGGTGTTTTTGGAATTAACGAAGAAGTTGAAACTTTAAAGAAACAAAATGCTGAATATAAAAAGGCGTTAGTTCTTTTTAAAGATAAACTTAACGAAGTTGCGGTATTCAATGCAAATTTAGCTTACGCTACACGTTTATTTACAGAGCAATCTACAACAAAACAAGAAAAACTGAATATATTAAAGAGATTTGATTCAGTTTCTTCTATGAGTGAATCAAAAGGTTTATTCAATACTATCAAATCTGAATTAGGTGCAAAAACTACGGTTACCGAAAAAGTTGTTGATAAAATTTCTAACACTCCATCTACATCATCATCTCAACAAGTGTTGACAGAAGCAAAAACTTATGAAAACCCACAATTTAAGAGAATGAAAGATTTAATGGGAAAAATAAAATAATAAAAACTAAAAAAAAACAATACTAAAATGGGAGCATTATTAGAATCAGGTATGGTCGGTAACATTGGGTTAAAACACCTAAGAGTTATCAAAGAAGATACCATTAAAAAATGGGATGAATTAGGATTCCTAGACGGCCTAGACGGTCATCAAAAAGATAACATCGCGCAATTGTATGAAAACCAAGCGTCTTATTTAATCAACGAAGCAGCAGTTTCTGATGCTTCAGGTTCTTTCGAGACAGTAGTTTTCCCAATTATCCGTCGTGTATTCTCTAAATTATTAGCAAACGATATCGTTTCAGTACAAGCAATGAACTTACCAATTGGTAAATTGTTCTTCTTCGTACCTAAAATTCAAGAAAGAACTGCAGGTAACGGTCACTATTCTCCTTACGGTATTCCGGGCGGTGCTGGTGGAGCAAGTGCTTCTACAGGTTATACAGGTACTAACTTGTATGATAGATTCTATGAAGGATCTGATGCAAACGATCAAGGTCTTTTTGATTATTCAAAAGGAGCATTCACTTCGATTACGGCAACTGTTGCTGACATGATTACTTTCTCTGCAGGTGTTGCTTCGGTAGCAGGTGCAATCGCTACAGGTACTTCAGTATCTAACGTGATTTTAAAAGTTTCTGGTTTCACTCAAACAGGTGCCGGAAAATTAGCAGGTCCTAACGGTAACGAAATGGATACTGAAGAGTTTTTAGCTTCTTTACAAGTTACTTGTTCTCAAGTTATGTCTGGTAATTTACCAATTAACTTAGTAACTAACAAGTACGGTAAGGGTATCGTTGAATATGGTCAAAAATCTGCAGGTATTACTGGTAACTATAATGATATCTGTGATGGTGATGGTTTCATCTACATCAACGTTGATTTACAATCTTACTCAGCAACTTCAGGTTTCTCTAATTATGTTGTAGCAGGTTCTACATTAGCAAAAGGTGATTTCGCAGTAACTTATCGTCAATACGCATCTTTAGAATTTGAAGATGAAATTGGTGAGGTTTCTTTCGATTTAGAATCAGTAACAGTTTCTGTAACTGAAAGAAAATTAAGAGCTTCTTGGTCTCCAGAATTGGCACAAGATGTTAGTGCATTCCACAACATCGATGCTGAAGCTGAGTTAACTGCATTGTTATCTGAGCAAATCGCTGCTGAGGTTGACCGTGAAATCTTACGTGATTTACGTAAAGGTGCGGCTTGGACTGCAAAATGGGATTACAATGAGTGGAAATATGGTGCTAGTGGAAGCACTCCGTTCCAAGGTTACACTCAAAAAGATTGGAACCAAACTTTAGTTACTAAAGTTAACCAAATCTCTGCACAAATCCACAAGACTACGTTAAGAGGTGGTGCTAACTGGATCGTTGTTTCTTCAGAAGTTTCTGCAGTATTCGATGATTTAGAGTATTTCCACGTTTCTAACGCAGCTCCTGAGCAAGATTCTTACAACATGGGTATCGAGAAAATCGGTTCATTGGCAGGTCGCTACCAAGTATACCGTGATCCTTACTTCCCAGCAGGTAAAATCTTAATCGGTCACAAAGGTAAATCTTTGTTAGATGCAGGTTATGTATACGCACCATATGTGCCGTTACAATTAACTCCAACAATGTACAATCCATTTAACTTCACTCCAATTAAGGGTATCATGACTAGATACGCTAAGAAAATGGTTAACAACCGTTACTTTGGTTTGATTAACGTAAGTGGTTTACAAACATTCAGTATGGACACTTTAAGATAATCTTAGGATTTATCATATTAAAAACCCTCACAGAAATGTGGGGGTTTTTTATTTTTGGTATATTCCAGAATATTACGTACATTTGTTTTATGTCCGAAGTAGATTACAATAAGTTAAGATTAGACGTCCTTGAAAAAATGATACACACAAGAGGTATTGAGTGTAAAATGAGAAAGGATGAGATGATTAAAATGTTGCGATTAGATGATGAGGGTAAGTATGAACCCCCTATGAAGGAAACCACCTATATAAAGGACGGTAATGGGTTTATAGTGGGAATAGATATTAAAAATAAAAATCATTTGATACAAATAGGTAATTTAATGATTAAAAAGGAGGCTCGTAATTTACATAGGTATTGTGATGATAGGTTACAATATTGGTCAACACAAAAACTAATATAATGAATTGGATTGAATATTTTTTACAGATTGCTGAGGTGGTAAAACTCAAATCTAAGGACCAATCTACACAGATAGGTGCGGTCGTAGTTGGTGAGGGTAATAACGTCCTTTCTACGGGTTATAATTCATTCCCAAGGGGTTTGGATGATTCGTTACAAGAACGTCAAGAGAGACCCGAGAAATACTACTGGATGGAACATGCAGAACGTAATGCGATATACAATGCCGCTTTAGAAGGTGTATCCCTTAAAAACTCAACAATTTATTTAACGTCGGGACTACCTTGTATGGATTGTGCCAGAGGAATTGTTAATTCTGGTATTAAGACGGTATACTGTAAAGAAGTCTGTACTACTAAAAATAAAGAAAAGTGGGACGAATCCCAAACTAAGGCTAAACAACTTTTAAATGAGTGTGGGGTTAATATAATTTATTATTAATTACCAAGTACGACAAGCCCAATATCTTGGTTTCCAACGTGGTCCTGGATTTTCACAATTATGTCTTGCTCTAAATGATTTACGTCTTTCAGGATTATTCTTTTTAATAACCATTCGTTTACCCTTAGCGGATTTACCACCAAAACCAAAGTTTACCTTAACAACTTTACCTTTATCGTTCTTAACATATACTTTAAACTTCTTGATATCACCTTGCATTATTTTACCTAACTGAACCTTACGTCCTTGATATTCCGCTTCGTTTAACATATTGGTTGATTCGAAGTTGGTCTTTTCAATTGAACCAAATTCATCTTCATATATTAAAACCGGAGTTTCCTCATTAAATTCAAATAATCTTTGAAATTGGTCTTCACTAATTTGTATAACCAATTTTTTTTCCACACTCTCACATAATCTATCTACTTCTCTATATCTAAGAGGATTGGACATTCTTTCTGGTTGACTAAACAATCTTTTTTTTCTTGTAAAAGCGAAACTTCTACTTCTTTCATCGACACTACTTTCTTCATCAAACTTGGTCATGGTTGGTTTATTTCCTTTACCAACTTTTGGGTCTTTCTTTTCGGCTCTTCTTTTTTGTGATGTCATTGCTTTCTTTTCTTTTTTATCATAAGATGAAGCAACTTTTGGGGTTTCTTTAGATACCTTTTTAGAAGGTCTACATTTTGGATAGGATTTACCATCGGCATCTTTTCTACCACAAGGTGGGTGTTTACCATCTACCTTTTTACTAACGTCTACCCACTTTTCTTTAAACCATCTTGCAAGGTCTTCCCTTAAAACTTCTCCTGATTTTATAGATTCCTCAATATATTCTTTATCTTCTTTAGATACAATAATATTCATATTATTTAATTTTATTTACCTCATTAACAAATTTATGACACTTATCAGATACCTTACCTTTATCGTGGTCTGTAATTGATAACTTCACATTATCATAATGAACTGTTATGTCAGGGTGATGATTTTGTTTGTTAGAGATTTTCATCACCTCGTTTACAAATGTCATAACCTCCTTATAGTCTTTAAAATAAAATGTTTTGATAAGTTTACCACTTACCTCTTCCCAATCACCACTATTCATAATTGTATTTTTTTGATCTTCGGTTATAATAATTTTCATATTATTTACATTTTTTCCAACCACCACCTTTCGCTTTATAATCTTTCGCGGCGAATCCATTTGCATACGCTGAAGGGTATACGTCAAATTTTGATTTAGCTTTAGCCTTAGATGCTGCCCATTTTGCGGGATCAGTTGGACAGTTCTTACTTTCATCTATTGCCATTGCTTCATACATTTCTTTTTCTGATTCATCTTTAGGTTCAATACCTTTTTTCTTCATATTGATAGCGGTGGCCGCTTGTTTCGCGGAATTACTCGCTTCATTTGTAGGTACACAATTTGGTACCATTTTCCCATTTTTTTTCTTACTACCGATTCGTTTGTAACCATCCCAACATTTTTCGTCAAGTTGTTTTTCTTCGTTCATACTAAAACTATCCACATCCGCAGTTACATCTTCATTATCTTTACGTTTTGTTTCGTTCATAAAGAAATCAAAAACTTGGTCCATATTGTTTTTAGCTTCAGATACGTGATCATCCGCCCAATCGTGACCATTTTGAATAATTTGGTCCAATTCTTGTGGATTCATTTTCATCAACATTTCACATTGTCTGTGTATTTGTTGTAGGTTACTGAAAAACATATAATTTTCAGTCCTATCATTTTCTTTAACAACCTTATTTAAGTGTTTTCTAATTATTTCATCTAATTTCATAATATATAAATAGTTTTATTTCTCAGATAATATCTCGAATTTAATGTGCTCATTATAGAATATTTCTTCATTATGAGTCTTACCTTTTATTTCCATATAGTACTCTCTTGGTATGTAAATCGATGTATCTAATGTAAATGAATTTTCGTTTGTTACATCTATTTGTGTCCAATCGTGTACAATCACATCGGTTCTACCCTCTTTGATAAATAATCTATAATATACCTCATCGAATAACGAATTTATTGGATTATTGATAGATCTGAATGTTACAACAATTTTACGTTTCTCACCTCTTTTTACTTTCTCATTTTGTTTTATACCAAAAAATTGTACAACATATCTATCTAAATCAGTTTGATTTTGACCAACGGTATATAATGATGTGTATGGTTTAGGAATGAATTTTTGTGTTACATCTGAAATGTCGATGTCGTCCAATGATAACCCTTTCCATTTATCAAAAAAGAATCTTTTACCATCACACAAAACACCATCTAAACCGAATGTAACCTTATATACACCCTCTTTAATGTGAGTGGTGGTTAATCCTGTCAAACCAACAATTGGGGTTGATGTACTGTCTAATATGTCAACCGTTGGTAGTGAGTCTAAATTATAGAAATTGGTTCCTTTGGTGACGTATAGATATAAATTTTGATTAACCTTTTCCACGAAATTATTTCTATCGTCGTCAATTCTATCGTCAAAGAAAGACTCAACATATGGTTCAAAAAATGTTTGTGTGTATTTTGTAAAGAAAGCGACGGATCTATCAACTTCGGGTGTTAAGTCTTGGTACACCACCGCAAATGCCAATCCTAAACCATGATTTGTACTTCCTGTAATAATCCCATTGACATAACTTGTTATATCAACATTTAAATCCTCATTACCATTATCAAAATGTATTGTGTCGACAATAGTGGGTGAAGTAGAATAAACACCTTCAGATGTCCATTGATTTATTGTTGTTCTGTTATACCAGTTAGATGGTCTTTCATCAAAAGTAACGTTACCTGTGGTAAAATCATACCCACCATCTTCATAATCAAATCCTAATCCCTCGTCCCAAAATTCAGATATTCTAAATAATATTAAATCAAATGAATTAGTTCTTTGTCTACCTGTACCTCTTTTGGCACCTAAGAACGTCTCATCACCAAATATGGTATTTGTTAAATGAAGTGTGTGTGTCGTACCTGTGGTAACAATATATTCGTATGAATTGACTTTAGATATTAAGTCTGTAAAATCGACTTTAAATAAAAATTTAGAAAAACCAGAACCATAAAAAATCTCAGTTGTTGGGTTTTTTGCGGTGTTAACCTGAGAATTTTTAATGATGGTATTATTCTTCTCAAAATATGAACGGAAATATGACATCTTTTTTATTAATAAATATCAAATTAGTTGATTCTAATCGATTTATTTAAAATATCGTTTTCTACAGTTTGATAAAGTTTTTTTAATTCCTCACCTTCCGCGTATTCAGTTTGTCCAATAATTGATTTAAGTGGATTATGTCTATGAGTAAAAATTACTTGAATTATACTTTTAAGTAATATTAAAAGATTTTCCCCCCTAACGGTTGAGTATGTTTTGGGGTCAATATTTTTAATATAATCTTCTTGAGTAAAATCATACTTATCCAATGATTTAAAATTAATTGGACTCTCCCCTTCATTTGAACCTAAATCTGTAGATAAAAAATAAATTTTATCTGACGTAACGGTGGCAAATGTTTGTTCTGGCGTGTTTTGGTCTATCTTTAAAAATTCCTCAACATAATCTTTAGATAATACGGGAGGTTTTGTCTTTGTTGCTGACCATAATAACCCACTTGTTGGTCCAACTCTACTAACACTGATTTTATTTAATATTGTTTTTTTATTATTATCTTCATCAATACTAACTCCATATCTTGATAACTCACCACCGATTTTAGGTCTAAAAAAAATAGGATGTCTTTCGTCGTTATTAGTATATAATGTATTTAATTCCCCTAATCCAATGTCGTGTATTGTAAAGATTGTGTCTCTAATTGTTTTATATGCATCTTCTACAGAAGAAACATCTTCTCTGTATGTAACGGTGGAATTTGAGTCGTCTGTGTTAATTAATTTAACCGAAGCCATTGGTAATGAAGTATTTTCAGTAAAAAAGTTAGACTTAAATGTTTCACCATACTCACTTTTAACAGTATAAACATTAAAAGTAACTCCTGTTACGTTCGAAAAGGAACCTTCAATATCGTACTCAACAATAGTTTTAATACCTTTAACCGCAACATTTGTTTTCTTTACTTTTCTACTACCTAATGTCATTTTTTTAGGAAATTTTTTCAAGTAAAGTCTTGATGATTTATCAGACATCAATGGATGAGTTAACATGGTTTCTCTATTAAGATAACTTGCAGCCTCTTTTGATAGAAGTTTACCTCCCCTTAATTGTAATCCATTTTCCGTAAATAAAATGTCTGAACCATATTTTCCATAAATTGCAAAATCTTTATCTTTGGCAAGTGAATTTTCGGATTTATTTTTAATAAATTCACCGCTAGATTTTTTTATATCTCCCCTATGTTTTGTTGTAACACCATATGTGGTGTTTTCTATTTGTTGTGAAAATGTTTGACCGTTAAAATCAAATTGAGTAGTGAATGGTCCCGCAACATATTCTAAATTAATGTTTTCATTATCGGTATTGTAATTTAAAAGTTTGACTGATTGACCATTTTCAGGTACAAAATTAATATTATTTGGTAAAAATGGAGACGCAATAAATGGGTCATCTTGTGACCATTTTTCGTATTTTGTTGAATTTTCTTTTTCCCCCACATAATCATTGTATCTAACGCAACGAATTCTACCCATACCTTTTGGGTCAATATTATCAACACATATTGCAATATCAATTATTTTCATTACTTATTAATTCTTTTTTGAACTTCTTTGTTAACGGTATTATAAAGGTTTTCAACACTATCTAAATGTCTCGTTAAGTCAATTATGAGGTTTTTAGTTTTTTGATGTTCGGCGTAAAGTTCATTTACACAAACGAATAAATCTTTGTTCGATTTATTCTCAACATCGGTGGCGATTTCTATTAATTTTTCTTTATCCATATTATCCGACTCTTCTTTTAATAAATGTTTCCATGTAACCAGCTGGTGTAGGAATTGTAACCGCATCAAATGCACCAAAATTATTTTCTTCTTCGTTCATTGCAAATATCATCTTTTTTTGTGCCTCAATGAAGTCATTTGGTTCTCCGTTTATTGGTCCTGTAGGTATACCTGCGGCGGACATTCCCTCTATTGCCGCCATGTATGCTCTTTCTGGACTATATCCAGGTAAGAACGGTGTGATTAACAATAAAACAGGTGGGATTTTTAATGGTATAGACGTATTAATTGCACTAGTTAATGTTGATATAACAGCATTGAATAAATCAAAACAATTATCAAATCCCTGTTCTAAAATTTTAGTTAATAACGCAATTAATATTCCTATAACTCCGTAGTATCTTTTTAATTTATTTTTTAATATTTTTTGTGCTAATTTTAAAACAAAGTTTAATAAATCTACTTTTACTCTTTTCCAAAATTCACTGATAAATTTCCAAAATAGATCTTTAATAATTGCACTAAATAATTTATAGAACTTTTTCATAAACTCTTTAGCGGTTTCCACAACCTGACTTGCTGTGGACGTAATTACCGATTTGAATAATTTATAAACAACAACAATCGGTAAGAATATTTTTGGTGATATTACACTCATTATAAGTGCCTTGGGTAAATTTAAAATAAAAAGATTGTTTATTGATAATTGAAAATCACCTAAGGTAATTGAAGACCCGTCAGATTGTTCAAAGGAATCGGCAGCCACTTTATTTAAAGTACCATTAACTAAATCATTTAGATTTTTTTTACCTGATAAGTAAACAAAGTCTTCAAATAAATCAGTATTAACTGGAACTTCAAAATTATTACAATCTCTAAAACGTAATACTTTTCGATATCTGGCATTTTCATCGTCTAAGTCAATACCTTCTACGTCGTCAAAATTAAAATATAATTCAAGGTCTTCATCATTTTCATTAAATAAATCAATTGCATTTTGATTAGATAATGTATTCGTTTTTTTAGGATTACCACAAACAGAACATAGTTTAGTAATTAATCTGTTTAAATCATTAAGTGCTCCGGTAAATAATGGAGTTTCACTTGAATCTCCTTGAATGGTCATTAACATGGCCATTTTTGTAATACCAGCAATATCGGGAAGTTCTATTGATGAATAATAGTCATTTAAAAAGTCTTCAACGGGAACAGAATTGGTTCCTTGAGTTAATCCTGAAAGAATAAATTCTTGGTCACCATTACTCCAATTCATGTCAAATAATGTTCTATTACTTGAGGTATCAAACCTATATTGTGTTCCTGAAAACGTAGTGTAAAGTTCTCTGTTAACTTTTTCTTTACTCGTAGATGTGTTTGATGGTTCATATACTATTTTACCCACATTACTATTTGGGTCAACTGTTAATACATTTAAAAAATCAAATTCTTTTGGTTTTAATCTAACACTATCAAACTGAACACCTGTAAAATTTTTATTAGTTCCACAAATACCATCACCAGCAAATAATATTTTTTTTACATTATCGAGAACAATTTGTTTTGATGATTGTAATGTTACATCAATTGAATCACTTGCATGTTGTTTAATTCTTGATTTTGTTTCTAAAGGGTTTTGTGATTTAACCTTTTGACCTGTTGCCAAAAAAGAATCAACAATCCCAACTAAATCACCAAAAATATTACCGGCCTCCTCCTTTTTTTTCTTTAAACTATTTGTTAAATCACCAACTTTTTTACCAATAAAATCAGACGAGGATGGTAGGTCCTTTAATAACAAATCAAAACTATTCTCATCAAATGGTTTTGCCTCATCATTAAATTTTTTAATGACCTCTAATTTTGACTTAATTTTGTTTTTGGTGGTCTTTAACTTACTCATTATAATTTATAGTTAGTAGTTTTGTTATCATCATCTGAAGCCATTAATTTCTCTAATATTTCTCTATCTTCTTCAGATAACGTACCCAAAGGACCACTCTTACCACCACCTCCGGTCGTTTGTTTAAGTAAAACACCCTGTAACTTAACTAATGAAATTTTCTTCTCTGTACAATCATTTAAAATTTTTTGTTGTTCCTTAATGACAGGACCAATTGTACTCATGTCCTCAGCGTCCTTCATAAAACTCATCATTTTTCTTAAAATGGTGGACGCGGTGTTTCTATTTTCAACAACATCATTATAGATTTCTTGCATTAGTGCTAATGCCGAATCTATATCTAGTGTAATATTATTTTTCTGTGATCTCATACCAATAAATAGATTTATTCTAAAAATCCACCCAAAATACCATCATATAACTTTTTGAATCGTTTCATTGATATTCTAATCTCTTTAGTTGATAATGAAGTCATTTCTCTTAAGGATAGTAGTATTAGGTTTTTATTGAACTTATTTCCATCTCCGACTTGAAAAATCTTATCAAAATTACTAAAGATTTCAAGTAAGGCGTACCCTAACTTTTGTTCATTTTCATTTAGATTTTCACTTTCCATAAATTCTTCTAATGAAATGGTTAGTTTTATAATGACATCCGTAAAATCAATAACATACTCGTCAATTATATATGATAAGGTGGGACTATCCTCCATGTCGGAAGATATGTCATTATAAGAAACTTGTCTATTCTGTTCTTTTGTATCCTTCTGTATAGCACCCATAAGGTAGTTTTTACAAATGGTACCAAAATATGAATATGCTTTAGTATTCTTAGTATGGTCAAATTTATTAATTTTGGTAATAAGAAAGGACATGGTATCTGTATGTATCTCTTCAAATTCCATATCCTTTCGATATAATTTATAACGTCGAATAATACTTTCGACCATTATGATAAGGGGTTCTCTCAAATATTCATTGAATATCTTATTTCTTTCTGCTTCATCGGAACTTTCTAGGTATCTGACTACCGCCTTTTCTTGATCCTCACCAAAATAAATTTTTTGGGTTCTCGGTCTTGGCATTAATTGGTTGTATAATTTACATCACGTTTATTTTTAAAGAAAAATTCTTTCTTAGCGGTCTCTAACCAAAATTTTACTTCGTCATCACTTAACTTAGTTTCCTCATTATTTTTATATTTCCAAAATAAAGAGTCTTCTCTGAAGTTTACGTGTTGATAACCAATTCTTGGTAATGTTAATATCTTTATTCCATTATGAGTTAAACGTAATAAGAATTCATATAGAAAGGTTAGTTTAATATTTTCTTTAAAATTACCATTCTCTTTAATTACGTTTGTTCTGAATAAACCACCGCTTGTTTGGTAGTTTTGAAAATCTAATAAAACTTCATTATCTAAAAATCCTTGTTTTTCTGAAAACCCATATGCCCATGTAGATTCATTTGTAAAACTGATGAATTTACCTTCGGTGTTAATATCTCTTACAACTGGTAAGAACACATCAACGTCAGGATTTTGTTTTACATATTCATTAACCAAACTTAACCATATTGGTCTGTATTGATCATCAATTTCTAAAATACTAAACCATTCGGTATCACATACAGTGATACCAAGATTTACTTGACTACAAAAATCAGTTTCTTTTGATGTGTTAGAAACAACTTCTACTTCTAATTTTTGGCCGAATTCAAAATCTTTAAGTTTATTTTTTACATTTGTCGGACAAACAATTTTAACTTTAACATCATTATGAAAGTCTTCAACAGATTCTAATGCCATTTTTAGCATTTCTTTATAATCACCTTCTACGGTGTGGACTGGTAATATAATTGTAATATTTTTATTGCTCATTTTCTTCTAATTTTAATTTTTCTACGGCATTTTTTATTGATTCAACTCTTTTATTTTTAAAAGAATCAAATACAGATAAAATATTATTTTCGGTTATCGATGACGAGTATGGTAATAAAGTATCTCTCATTTTATCTTTTACTTCTTGAGTTAATTCAATACCATCCAACCAAGCTAAAACATATGTTCCTAAAATCTCTACAATTTTATTTTCATCGTATGTCCACATTCCATTTTCATCTAACCAATCGGGTTCCGTTGATGGGATTTTACCAACAACCGGTACACCACATTTCATAGACTCTAATGGAAAGGTTCCAAATGTTGATTCATCATCAATCCACACAGAAACCACACATTCTTTAAGTGCATCTGAAAATTCACTATAACTTAATTGTACCATATCTTTAAATGTAATCCATCTAAGGTGTGGGTATTTTAAATAAAATTCTGAAATAACTTTTCTGTTTTTTATCCTATCTCTACAACTAATAGCAATAAATGGTTTTAGTGAGGATTCTGACGGACTAAAATTATCACCAATGATTGGAGGAATAATATGTATTAAATTTTCGGGGAAGTATTCTTGAATATACTTCTTAGCCGCCTCTGTTGTTGTGATTACTTTATCGAATCCATAATCACTCCATCTACTTCCGATTGGTAATGTTTCAAACATGTACTCTTTTTGTTGTAATAACATAATTTTAACACATCTTACATTCGCCAATTGTTGTAGAGCATTTGAATAATATTCAGGTACAACTAAAATGTCGTCAATTTTTAATTCTGGTTTATCGTCTTTAATTGATACCACAGGAATTTTTGTATATTTTTCATCTAACCAAGCAGAGACACCACCATATGTGTTATCTTCCACAAGAATTTTAGAAGTTATACCATTATTTTTTAAAACAAGAGCAATGTCGTAAATGTGTTTTACAGATGCTCTCGGATTGTTTTTAGTGTCGTATGTTAGAAAATAAACGACACTTTCATTTGTGTCTAATCTTGTTAGTGCACTTTCTAATTTTTCAATGTTTTCTTTACTCATTGTCTTCTATTAATATTTGATATTTTATTAAGGTGTTAAACGCTATCTTAAATGATGTTGTAGTATTATTTTGTGCAAAAGGCCCTAATCCCTCATCAACTTCATCATATTCTGATAAAATTCTATCTAAACACATTTTTATTACTTCATATTTGAAGATATTAATTTCGGTAACTTCATTACCATCTTCTTCATTTATTTTACTTCCGGTTCCACATTTTTCTGTGATTCCGTCAAGATCAATGTAGTAGGATTTTCCAAAAATTTCAACCATGGTTCTTGTATTTCAGTTAATTTAGTTATTTCTTTATGATAAGTAAAGTATTGATTATAAACGTTATTGAATTTGATTACACTTTTATCTTTTGGACATGAATCAACAATTGTTTTATTGTCGGTAATCCACACATCACAATTTTTCCATGTGTCATCAATGTTTTCACTTTTTATAAATTTGATGTTATTACCTAAGTAACCATTTTTAGATAAAAAGAATAATGTTGCTGGTTTTGATTTACCTAATTCGTCAAGACCAATTAATGTAAAATTGTGTTCTTGATTTTCATAAATTATTTTATGTAAATCGGTAAACGTTGTTGAATAACTTAATCCCGCATGACCAAAAATTTCTATTGGATACTCAACAAATAAGAAAAATTCGAACTCCTCTTTAGATTGGAATTTATATGAATTTAATAAATTGTCATTTTGAATTGGTTCTGTTACACCATACTCAAATGTGTTATCCTCAGGTAAATCACCACTTAGATATGCGTCGTTATAGTGGTAGTCAAATTTTTGAATTGTGTTTCGTAAAACACCGTCGATACTAATGAATATTTCCATACGGTAATATAACATATATAGACTTATAAGTAAACAATAAACCCACACCATTATGATAAACGATGTGGGTTTATTAAGCAAAATTAACTTTATTGTTAATCGTATCTATTTAAGATTTCACCGATGATTGGGTTTCTCACAATGTCTTCCATACCAAATTCAAAAATTCCAATTCCTTTAACGTCACCTAATCTTTTCTTTGCGTCATATAAACCTGATTTGGTTTTATCACGATATTTGTCAGATTGTTCTAAATCGCCAGATATGAAAAATTTTGAATTGTAACCAATACGAGTTAATAATAACTTAATTTGAGATGGTGTGGCGTTTTGTGCTTCTTCAAAAACTAAAATTGTATTATCAACGTTCCATCCCCTCATATATGCAAGTGCCGCCACTTCTATGTATCCCATATCTTTTAAACTTTCTCTAGCCTCTTTACCTATAATTTTATTTAATAAATAATAAGACGGATAAATGTATGGGTCTAATTTCTCTTCTAAACCCCCTGGAAGTGATCCCAATTTCTCTTCAGCTTCAACTGCGGGTCTAACTATGATAATCTTCTCATACTTGTTAGAATCGTCCCAAAGTAAATCTACAGCCCTTTTCATCGCTATGTAAGATTTACCTACACCAGCAGGTCCAAAACATAATGTAATTTGATTTTCACCAAGAATGTTCCAATATATTTCTTGATTTTTTGTAAGAAACTTTTCTTTAGGTTTTTTAATTATTTGACGAATTTTCTCTTTGTGAGAAACTTTCTTTTCGTCTAATGTTAGTGTGGTGGTTTGTTGGTTATTTTTTGAGACTCTAGGTTTTAATGCCAAAATTTTCTAATTTAAATTCAAATTATTTATTATAAATATATCACTTTCCGGTACTTCCGAAACCACCTTCTCCTCTTTCGGAATCCGATAATTCAGGTACTTCAGTCATAAATACTTGTGGATAGGGTAATATTATAATTTGTGCACCTCTTTCACCTACTTTATACTTTAATGAATCTAATCCATTTGTCTTTTTAAATGTGGCTTGTAATTCACCCCTATATCCACTATCTATTACCCCAACACAATTAGATAAAATTAAATCTTGATTACGTACAGATGAACGTGGAAATACTAAACCAACAAAACCTTTAGGAATTTCCATCGCAATACCAAAACCATACGACACACTAAATGAAGTGTTTTCAATTTCTCTTGTAATAGTTAAATCCATACCCGCATCACCAATCTTTGAATATGACGGTATTACCGCATTAGGGTCTAATTTTTTAACTTTAACCATAACACCTTGAGTAATGGTTCCTAAATCGCTATTTAATGGAACGGTATTATTTACTGGTTGAACCATTTGTTGAACTAAATCTGAATTCAAACTACCTAACACCTTGTCAACATCTTTTAAAAAATCAAAATCTTCAATATCGTCATCTGAATTCAATTGTTGTTCAATTTGTTTTAACTTTTCAAGATAATTTTTGATATCATTCTCCGTCATTCTTTTTTATTTTTTTTTCTAAAATCCATTTATCTAACTTTTTAACTCTCTCTTTTAAATCGTTATCCTGTGGTCTTAAACAACATTCTACAAAAACATCTGTTACACGTTGCAATTCCTCAAAAGTAACCTGAACACCAACTGTGCTAAGGTATTCCAAAGCCATTTTACTCTGCGATTGACGCATTATTTGTATATCTCTACCGTAGAAATCCATAATTCAGTTGGTGTTATTTTGTTACTATTTTTTGTAGTATTCTGGTGTGTTTTTCATATCAATGATACATTCAATTGCCATTTTCGCAACTGAAATACTCTCACTTGAACGAACGTCACCCGCTCTGTATTTTGATGCAACTAATGTTGCCTCTTCCACAGATTCTGCTTCGATAATGTATTTAAATTTTTTAATACGAGGGTTACCCTCTCTGTCCATTTGTTCGGTTTCATAACCGATTGTTACTAAGTAGTGCATGTTTTTTTGATTTATTTATTTATAATTGTTTTGAAAAATTGTACTCTATCATTACAAACATTTTTTAATGAATATTTGTCTTTTACGGTCTCATATAATCTATTACCCAAATCTTCAATCATATTAGGATTTTCAATTAAACGTTTCATGTGTTTCGCCCAATCTTTATGATTTCTCTTAGGGTTAACTAATAGGGCGTTTCCTTTATTATTTAAAACTCCGTTATCCACCGCGGATATTAAATCTATAGTATATGGGTCAACATCACTTGCAATAATCGCCTTTTTATGGAAACCAGCCTCAATAACTTTTAATTGGGATTTGTTACCATTAAAAAGAGAATCAACTAATGGCGCCAATGAAACATCAAAAGTGTTATAGTTAGTCGCGTAACTATTAATTTCTTTAGTCCATCTTCTTCTGTATGGTTCATTTTCATCGTTGAATGGAGGTGTCTCTGTAAAGTTATGTAAATAATTTTTATATTCTTCACTCAGAACTTTATAATTGTCTGTAAAGAATTTTTCGTATTTATACCAAACAGTTTCTAAAGGTTGAATAGGTCTTTGTCTCTTTTCACCATTAGGTGCCATTTCAGTAACCGTACCTCTTAAATCAAAACCACATAATACAAATTGAGCCTTATCTTTAAATGAATAATGTGTTGATGAAATACCGTTTGACATCAGTTCTAAATCGTGTAAATGTGATGACCCGCCTAACCAACCAAATCTGACTTTATCTGATTTAGTTGTATTCACTTGGAATTGTGACTCATCCTCATTAACCGCATTTGGGAAAATTTGAACGTTTTTCACACCTAATCTATCCATAATTGTTTTTGCAAAAATGGATGTTGTGGTTGTTATCGCATCAACTAACCTCATCATTTCGATTTTCATTTCACCAATTCTTGATGCTTTAATTTGATGATACATTGGGTGACGTTGGTCAACAAACCATAAATCATCAATATCCATGATAACCTTGATACCCTTTGATTTTAACCATTTTATTCTGTTAACATTAGAATCGTGAGTTGTTTGATGAATAAAGGAGTGAAAAACTACAATATCGTAATTTAAAAAGTATTCGTCGTTATCTTCTGCGTTAAATGTAATGTCCACGTGAACATCATCTGAATGTTTTTCACCAATAAAAGTATATGGGTCCATTATTCTGAATTTACCCACACCATGTTTATCTGATGGAATTGCTAAGATTTTAATTTTTGACATAAATAAAATACCTCTAATATGAGGTTATATCAAAAATATAAGTAAAAAAAATGGAAAAACGAAATCATTTAGTAAACATACTAACATTGATTAAGTCGGGTGATAAATGTTTATTAATGAACTCGTTAATGTCTGAAGACCAAAGAGTTTTAAATTCTCTTTTTATTTTTTCTTCATCCCAATTCCACCATGATATTTTTAAAAGTAGTTCTATTTGTTTTTCGGTAAAACGGTATTTTACGATTTTACCCGGATTGCCAACAACGATTGCGTAGGGTGGAACATCTTTAGTGACGGTTGCAGTTGCCCCAATCACAGCTCCGTTACCAATTTTGACACCCGACATTATGGTTGATTTAGCACCAATCCACACATCGTTTTCAATGATAATGTTACCTTTACATGACGGATGACCCATATCAAACATCATATTCTCAATATCTTTATTAACGGGACCTAACAATTGAGAGCTGGTTGTTAACCAATCTACCCTGTGATTTGCATGTAGAAAAAAACTACAGTCTCTACCTATTGAATTATACTTACCTAAATCTATGTGATAATCATCACTCCACGAAATGATATTAACATTTCTATCATAGTATGTTCCTCTGTCGGCACGCCACAGATGAAGATTTTCTCCCATAAATTATTTTGCTTTACTTACCCCTGTGATTTTACCTTTGAAAATTGATTCACCAACTTTTAAAACTAAATTTTCATTGATTGAGGCCGTTGTAGACGCGCTAAGAATTTGATTTAATTTCTCGTCCATAACCTTACGAACGGTATTCTCAATCATAAGTGCAATTGCATTCATGTCAATATTAGAACTTTGTGGTTGTCTTTGTTGGGGTTGTAATTTTTTTGATGAGACACCTTCTTGTTCCATTAATCGCTTCGCTCCTTTTACGAAGTCCATATCTAAAGTGTCGTTTAAAGAAATTTGAGGGATTGGACTTTCTATCATGGCTCTCTTTATTGCGTCGGGTAATTTAGAATTTTGAATTCTGTCAACACTGGTAGGTCCGTTTACTGGTCTTTGATTTGGTTGAGGTTGTTCTCCCACATATTGGGATTTCATCAATTCTTCGGGGTCAGATAATAACATGGACTCGTTAACGTGTCCTCTTTCATAATTACCCCCATCCACTTTGTTCATAATTTTTTTTGACTGAACCAGTTTTTTCATTAACTCATTTGATGATATTGACCCTTGACCTTGTGACATAATTTTAAATGTTTTCTATAATATAATGTTTTTTAAAATAACATTAAACTTTTAATTCTTTTTATATTTTCTTGAAGATTCTTATCATCTTCAACATCATCTTCAGGATTAAGACTTGGTTTCTCTTCGGGTTTTGGTTGAGGTAATTCTTTTTCTATTTCTTTTTTGAATCTTTCTCTTGTACCTTGACCTGGTTTTATATTACCACCAATTTCTTTTTGTTTGTTAACCCAATCAGATTTTTTCTTATCGTATAGTTCTTTTTCTTTATCCGTTATATTTTGATTTTCAGTGTCTTGTGGTGTTGATTCAGGACTTTTTTCTGGTTTTGGTTCCGGTAAATTTGACGGTTCTATAGGTTCAACCTTAGTCACAGGTTTTTCACCTTTATCAGAAGGTTTTTCAATTGGTGAATCAACTTGTTTAATTGGTTCAGTTGGTGGTTTCTGTTTAACAATTGTTGGTTTTTTAATTTCCGGTTTGCTCGTCCAATCCGTAGTAACATATGTAACACTTAATCCATTATCGTCACCTTCTTTATAACCTGGTCTTTTCTCGTTAAAAATTTCATCGGTCACATTGGTTCCACTCATTCTACTTAACATGAAAGTTCTCCATCCATGTTTTTCAAATCCTTTTTTAGAGGTTGATGGTGGTTGAACATATGCTCTCATAACTAAGTTACCTTTTTTACTTAATCCTAAAGCCACAACTTCCGCTTTAACACGATATCCTGCTTTAACACTATCTTTCTTAGGTTTTCTTGGTCCACTATAATAAAATGTAATCTTCTTCCTATTTTTGATTGCATCAACTATAGGTTTCGTTCTTGTTGTTTTTAAGACCGACTGTTCCTCAAGAATTTCAAAGATTATTTTATTTAACATATTTTAAAAATCAGGATATCCTTTAGACCCATTATATTTATTTCTTGCAACAACATCTGTTCTTGTTTGTATATCAATTGAGGACCCGACTTTACCGTCCACTTCACCTTTACCTTTTTCATCACCATCTGATATTGCATTTGGGTGAACCATAGAATAACCATTTTGGTTATTATAGGTATTGCGTCCGACATTATCAATACGATTTTGAATATCAACAGATGAACCTACATTACCATTATTCTCACCCTTACCTCTTTCATCTCCGTCTGATAATGCATTTTTACTATTTGAATTATATGTTTTATTTTGAGCATAAATGTTTTTAGATAAAAGTTCATTTCTATTTTGGATATCTACCGACGACCCTGATTCATTTTTACCTTTTTCATCACCATCAGATATTGCGTTTGGATGATTTGTACCATAACCATTATTTTCGTTATATGTATTTCTGGTTAAATTACTAATTCTATTTTGAATATCGATTGATGAACCAATATCTGCCTTACCTTTTTCGTCACCGTCAGATACCGCATTTTTATGATTTGAGTCGTAAATACCTTTAGTGGTATATATATTTCTGGCAATACTTTCTTGTCTGAATTTATCTGCCAATGTTTCTAATTGTGTTGCCATTTTATAACATTAATTTTTTCATTCTTTCTATTTCTTCAAATAAACCTAAAGAGGTTATTGGTGAAATTGACGATTTATGTGAATTACTTTTTATTAAATTTGTCGGTATTTTAAAGTTATCTTTTTTAGTGTGTTTTTTAAGATGACTGTTCTTTCTTTCGCCGGTAATACTAGACATAGAGTCCGCGTTTTTTCTTGAATCTTTTCTATTACTTACTAAGTCTCTTTCACCTTTTAAGTGTTGTTCTGACCATTTTTCCATTAACTCACCACCACAAAGATCATATTTAACTCGGTCATTAGTTTTATCAATATTTTTAAGGTCATGTATAATCCTTTTAAGTTGACCGTAATTTACTGTCTTATCTGATAATAATTTTTTCGCACGATTCAATCCGTCCATATGTTGACCATTTAGACCTATTATCATATGATTAATTTTATCCAAGATATTTTGTGGAAGATTAAAAACTCTACCTTTTAATTCTTTATTCATTATCTTTTAAATGGTTCATTATGTCATTAATCGTTAAATTATGACTATCCATACTATTTTTTAGTGATTTTATTTGTTTCTTAATTATTGGACTTATTTCCTTCATCTCAGTTTCATTAGAAACAATTTCATTATCAACCTTTTTCTTTGAGAGAATACTTTCAATATATTCTTCCATATATTTCTTTGGGTTTTCAACTAATCTAGTTTGTCCGTCCGGTAGATTTGGGTCAAATCCTAATTGTTTTGCTCTTTTATCTTGTTCGATAGGGTCCTCGATACCTAAATCTTCATATTCGTCTTTCGCATCTTCATAATCTACATCATCACTATGTAATAACTTATCCGCTCCTAAAACTTTACTCATGTCAGATTCTGCCCAATATTTCATTGTATTCATTGCTCCTCTACCACTAACTTTACCAATCGCACCCATTGCACCGTGTGCTGTTTTTACAACCTCGTCTGTTGTTTTATTTTGGGTGATTCCTACTTTATTGAAATTTGTGGGTTTTTTACCTCTGGCAATATTACCCTTATCATCAACAACCTCATCAACTTCCTTTTCTACCTTATCGGGTATTTTACTGTAATCAGTATCGTCTGAGGATTCCTTCGCCCATTTAGACCACTTCTTATTTTTACCACCATTAGACTTAGCAAAGAAGAATCTTTGTTGTGCTTTTGACGCAAATTTCTCCTCAATTATCTGTTTTATAAAATTATTCATCTAAATCACTTTTTATATAAATATCAAATGATACGAAAGATATTTATATAAACATGAACACACAGAATATTTTAAAGTTTTACGGGTCTAAATTGGATTTAAAATTAGATTCGTCCGAATTTTATGACTATGAGATATCAAAAGTCCAAGGAGATTACGATACGGATGTTTTAGATTTAACGACCCCAATAGTTTATAGTTCGTTAAAAATAGATAACGATTTAAACAATATGGATTGTTCAAAAGAGAGAATTACTCTTGAGGAAGACAATGTAAGTGATTTATTAAGTTCCTACATATACTCCGGATTATCAATGACTTTACCATATAATAATTTTGTTACATATTTTGGAACGGGATTTACACATACTATTTTAGATAGTAATAGATTTAAATTCACACTTTTTAGTGGTGGGACTCATTATTTTAAAATTTTAAGATATAATCAAACGGGGTATACATCTAGTGTTTTAACGGGTTACACAGAATCTGAACTTATTTCTGGATTTACCTCAAATGTTTATACAAGTAGAAGAAATATTATATCTCCTTTATCTTGTTCGCCACAATCCCCAAAAACAAACGCAAAACCGTGGGCATTTAAATTTAATGAGGGTTTAGGTAGTGATAATTGTGATTTTTTATTAAAAAGAAGAACTGAAAAAGGATGGGCTATAGATTTTATTTTTAATAGAAATAATATCAATTGGTATTCTAATAACGTATTCTATTACATTGGTGTTAGAGGAGATAATGAAATTAAAAATTATGCGGACAATAACTTATCGTTTCAATTTACCTCAGATAGAAGGATAAAATGGGTATCTTATAGATATTCTGGTGTATGTGATAGTACAACAGGATACAGTGAATCATATTATTTAGACCAAGGTACGACACCTCAACTTTGTACAATAAGTGCAACACAAGATTTTAATGTTACAATAGTGTTTGATAGATATAAAAGGTATACCGATTGTAATTTGGAAAATGATGGTGGTTGGAATGATTTAATTACCGGTAGAACGTTAAACACAAGTGTATATGATTGGTTAACGGGTGCCACCCCAAATTATACCGATTCAGAAGTTTTAAATAGAGAATGGAATAAAGAAAGAGAAAGAAGATTAGGTATATTAAAAATTTATCTTAACGGAAGACCAATCTATAAATTAGAAGATTGGGAAGAAATTATACCGTCGGATAGAGGTGTACAACCATATATTCAATCTTGGGGTGGTGGTACAGGTTTAATGAATAATGTTCATGAGGGAAATAGTTGTTTTAATATTAAAAAAATAAAATATTATGAAGAACCATTAGATTTTGTACATGTTAGACATAATTTTATTACTAGATTAGGTGATTACGATTTTGAAATATGTGGGGACGATTGTCAAGATGATGTCTTTAGTGTTAATGATGGTCACATAACCGATGAAGATGGGGGTATTTTATTAGGAGACAACGATACACATCTTATTTATAACGGATAATAATATATTTATAGAAATGGCAACAAACAAGTACATTCACCAATTATCAGGGATTACAAATCCAAGTTTAACGGGATTTACAGTATACGATGATGAAACTTCAACATATAAGGTTTCATTATCGACTCTGAGACAGAATCTTGTGGATAGTGGTTCACACTATTTTACTGGTAGTCAAACAATAAATGGAAATTTGGTGGTTAGTGGTTCAATAACCGCACAACAATATGTTGTTAGTTCTTCATTAATAAATGTAACAAATTATAATATTAGTGGATCATCTATTTTTGGAAATACATTAGATGATTTACATCGATTTACTGGTAGTGTGAATATATCCGGTAGTTTGATAATAAACGGTACAAGTTTTACTGCTGCAACATCCGGAACAAGTGGTTCATCAGGAACCTCTGGTTCAAATGGTACTGACGGTAGTTCAGGTACAAGTGGTGGTTCGGGTTCCTCAGGTACAGGTGGTTCGTCAGGAACATCAGGCTCATCAGGAACATCAGGAAGTAATGGTACAGACGGTTCATCAGGAACAAGTGGTGGTTCGGGTTCCTCAGGTACAGGTGGTTCTTCAGGAACTTCGGGTTCGTCAGGAACATCAGGCTCATCAGGAACATCAGGAAGTAATGGTACGAATGGTTCGTCAGGAACCAGTGGCTCAAACGGAACCGACGGTTCATCAGGAACAAGTGGTGGTTCGGGTTCCTCAGGTACAGGTGGTTCTTCAGGAACTTCGGGTTCGTCAGGAACATCAGGCTCATCAGGAACATCAGGAAGTAATGGTACAGACGGTTCATCAGGAACAAGCGGCTCAAATGGTACGGATGGTAGTTCAGGAACAAGTGGTTCAAACGGTACCGACGGTAGTTCAGGAACTTCTGGTTCATCAGGAACAAGTGGAAGTAATGGTACCGACGGTTCTTCAGGAACTAGTGGCTCAAACGGAACCGATGGTTCATCAGGAACGAGTGGTTCTTCAGGTGGTACGGGTTCATCAGGTTCATCAGGTTCGTCAGGTAGTAATGGAAGTTCAGGAACTAGTGGTTCATCAGGAAGTGCTGGTACAAGTGGGTCATCAGGTTCTAGCGGATCTTCAGGAAGTAACGGATCAAGCGGAACTAGTGGTTCATCAGGTTCTAGCGGATCTTCAGGAAGTAACGGATCAAGCGGAACTAGTGGTTCATCGGGAACGGCGGGAACAAGTGGTACTAGCGGAACTTCAGGTTTAGTAACATTAACAGGTTCAACAGCCGGTGGTTTAATAACATATAATGGTTCAGGAACAAACGCAACCGTTCAATCAGATTTAACATATAGTGGAACAACTTTAACGGCTCCAACAGGTTCATTTGATAATGTAATTGTAAACGGACAACCAACAACTTATGGTGTGGTTAATGGTAGTTATTTACTAGCACAAAATAACGCTGATCAAACTGGTGTTGGTAATGGAACTGCAATAAGTTTTCAAACAACAAGTACATCAAATGGTTCTTTAATTACAAAAGGTTCAAATA